GATCGCGTCTATCTCGACTGGTGTTATCACCCTTACCGAATCGGCTTCGGTTGTTAACTTCGAAGTTGGCATGGTGTTGGTGTCTTACTCGGTGTCGGGTAACACTCCTACCATCTCGACTGGCGGAAACCTTGGATATATCATTGCGGTTAACCGTACTGATGGGCAGATCACTGTCTCGAACGTTCAAGGCGGAGTTGCTGCTACCCCCACTAACTGGTCTACTTCCTTCCCGGAATTGGCCGTTCAGGGTGATATCAACTTTGTTGCCAACGGTCTGTTGCCTGCGAACATGTTGAAGGTGTCGGGACTTTCGTCCTGGTTGCCCTCGACTGCTCCGACCACTGGCGATAGCTTCTGGGGCGTTGATCGCTCTGTCGATCCGACCCGCTTAGCTGGTGTCAGATTCGATGGTAGCTCTGAGAGCATCGAAGAAGCGCTTATTGATGGATCGTCTCTTGTCGCACGTGAAGGCGGACAGCCGGATATGTGCTTCATGAGCTTTGCCTCGTATGCGGCTCTTGAGAAGTCTCTTGGTGCCAAAGTACAGTACGTAGACGTGAAGCACGAAGAAGCGGACATTGCGTTCGCGGGTATTCGCATCCACGCTCCGTACGGACCGATCACGGTTGTGCCTGATCGTAGCTGCCCTCCGCAAACTGCGTTCCTGCTCCAAATGGAGTGCTGGAAGTTCCGCTCGCTTGGCCGTGCCCCGCACGTCCTCACGTACGGAATGGAAGGTTTGGAAGCGCTCCGAGTGGGCTCCGCTGACGCGTTGGAAATCAGAATTGGTTACTACGGTAACTTGATCTGTAACGCGCCTGGTTGGAACTGCCGTATCAGCTTGTCTGCTTAATAGTTAGACATATAGGGCCCTAATGAGACTAGCTCTTATTAGGGCCTTTTTATGCCTAGATTGGCTTATAATTCCCCTTTAATAGAGCCTAGAATGGGCTATAAACGTTTCCTGCACACCTATGGTGGGTCCCTGCAGTAAAATCCATACCTCGGCCTTAGACGCCGTTATAAAGGAAACCCCCTCATGGCTAATCGCCTCTTTAATCAGTTCAGACTAGCGTTAGAAAAGCAAGTAGTTGATTTATATATGGAAGCTGCTATTGGAGCTTCTGGCGCCCCCACCCTCAATGTCCAAAACAGCAAGGGTATTGCCTCCATTACGCGCAATAGCGCAGGTAACTATACGATTGTATTACAAGATAGCTATCAGCGCATGCTTATGTGCATGAAATCAGTAAGTAATGCCACTGGCATCGAAGCAGCCCCTGATATGGGCGTGCTTGATAGCACCGACATCCCCAATAAGTCGCTTGACATCCAGCTTAGCGCTGCTGGTGCCGCGACTGATCCCGCCTCTGGAGACACGTTGAAGCTCCAGATCTCGCTCTCTAACAGCACTGCAAGATAATCTAGCCCACGTGGGATTACAGGGCCTAGGAGGATTAAAATGCCCCTAGGCCCCTTGCCTAATTAGGAGCATATGGCCGTCATCGTACCCTCAATTCCCCAAAACCCCATTATCCAACAAGGCAATGGCCAAGTATTGTTCTCGTGGGATATTGTGGCCGGAGCCACAGGCTACCCAGTCTACCGTTCTACTGACAATGTTAACTTCACTTTAGTCTCTACCCCCACTGTTAATGAATATCTAGACACAACTGTCACCCCCAACACCCAGTATTGGTATCAAGTAGGCGCGTCTAACAGCCAGGGAACTAGCCCTCTCACTACTTCCCTCGACATTATCCCCACTGAATCGGGTGTGCTGTCCTTGGGCCAACTTAGAGAGATGGCTAAGCAACGTGCTGACAGGCAAAATAGCGAGTTTGTCACCACCCCTGAGTGGAACACCTACATCAATCAGTCTTACTTTGAGTTGTATGACATCTTAGTGACAGCCTTTGAAGACTATTATGTAGCCGAGCCTTTGGTTGTACAAACTACGGGCACAGACACGGTAGAGCTTCCCAACGGCATCAACCACAGTGGGGCCAGGCCCTTCTATAAGCTCTTGGGCGTTGACCTAAGCCAAGGCTTAAACACCAATGCCTGGATTACTGTCCACAAGTTTAACTTCATTTCTCGCAACAGATTTGTCTTCCCCAATATCACTTCCACTGCCTTGGGCGTGTTTAACCTGAGATATCGTGTGTTTGGGGACAAGATTAAGTTTATCCCCACACCCTCTGGTAACCAATTGCTCCGCATCTGGTATATCCCGCGTCTACAGCAATTGTTAAAAGACACCGACACGCTTGATGGTGTGAGCGGGTGGACCGAGTATGTGGTTATAGACGCTGCTATCAAAGCTCTTCAAAAGGAAGAGAGTGATGTGTCCTTGCTCATGGCCCAAAAGCAAATGATCATTGATCGCATCCAAGCCGCTGCTATGAATCGTGATGCAGGTCTTCCTGACACTATTAGTGACAGTAGAAGCTTTAGCGAACGTTGGGGCGGATATGGATCGCCCAATGGTGATGGGAGTTTTGGTGGCTACTAAAAAGATTATCCATGCTTGCAGTAAAGTGCATAAAAACCGCAAGCATGTCAATTGGATTAGAGTGGGCCTGACAATCTACATGACAATGAGCACAGCACTACAGTTCTTCTTGTTGTATATGGTAATTACTCAACAAGATCTAATTGACAAATTGGCCTGTAATGTGCTTAGCCTGGCACAATCTATTACGCAATTGATTGGACAATAGTGTCATTACCTATTTTCAATACAAAGATTAGAGAGCTAAGCCAAATGCAAACGGTTTGGGCTCAACAGATTGTGCCCATCATCGAAGCCCCAATCAACCAAGGTATTGTGCTCACTAATGTCTCTTTGGTAGCCGGGGCTAATGTGGTCAATCATCTCTTGGGAAGAAAGCTACAAGGTTGGAATGTTGTTCGAATGCGCAGCACCTTCTCAGAAATATATGACACACAGGATAGCAATAGTCAGCCGGGTTTGACGCTTTTACTTAACTCTTCAGTGCCGGTGGTTGTAGACCTTTACGTATTTTAAGGAATAACGATGCCTTTCTATATCCTAAGTCCCAATATGTCCTTGTTAGTGCCAACAGTGGGCCAAGAGGCCTCCCCAACGTGGGCACAAGACATCAATGCCAGCTTATCCATCATTGACCAACACAACCATGCTAACGGAGCGGGTGTTCCTATCACCCCCTCTGGGCTAGAGATATCGGCTGATCTGCCCTTTCTAAACAACAATGCCATTGACATCCGATCTGCCCGGTTTATTCCCCAACCCTCCCCCCTCTCCCTCGGCAGCGATATTGGCTGCGTCTACGTGTCAGGGGTTGATTTATATTACAATGACGTAAACGGTAATCAAATTCAGATTACAGCATTAGGGGGTATCGCTGGTACACCAGGTAGCATAGGTGGTCTTGTTGCTCCCGCGTCTGTCACTTACGTGGGTGCCACTCCTGCCTTTGTATTCCAATCGAATGCCAACGTGTCTGCAGACTTGGATGCTGGATCTGTTACGATTAGAGAAAATGTTGCAGCAGCCAATGGTGTCAAGCTGTCCAGTCCCACCGTTCTGGGAGCGAGTTACACGCTCACCCTATTGTCCTCCCTTCCTGGAACTACTCTGCCTGTGTCTGTTTCGAGCTCGGGCAATCTCTCTGCAGCTCAAATCACTTCTGCTCAACTATCTTCTAACTTGGCCTTGTCTGGTAACGTCACCGTAAGTGGTAACCTGACCGCCGCCACGGGCCTGATTGCTACAGCCGGAAATATCACTGCCTCTGCCGGGAACCTTGTAACATCTGTCGGAAATCTGTCTATTGCTGGCACCTCCCTCCTAAGTGGACTGGTCACGGCCTCTGTGGGCCTTACAGCCACGACTGGCGATATTACTGTTACAGCCGGATCGCTCAAAGCTAATACGATAACCCCTGCATCTGGTACAACTCTTAATATAGACCCGGTCTCTATCATCTCGGCCCCAGCCAACACCTCCTGGTATCTGGGAAGTGCCTCGTCCGCCTTTATAAGAGCTGCGGGCACCCGCACCCTAGACATTTACACAGCTGGCACTTCCACTGCCCGTCCTGCGGTAGTATCCGCTAACCCAAGTAGCCATGGGCTAATGATTGTACGCGGGGTGGTTACTGCAGCTGGTGCTGTACAGGGTGGAGAAGGATTTTCAGTGTCCCATCCGTCTGCTGGCGAGTATATTATCACTTTCTCTACTCCTTTTGCTGATACCCCTATGGTGGTGGCTACACCAAAATATCTTGGAGCAGCGCTGCCTTTTACCATAGGATGGGGCACTCTAAATACCACCACTGTCCAAATTTACATCACTAATGCTCAGACCAACGTAAATACCAACAATGAGTTTTGTTTTGAAGTAATTGGTCAAAGAGGCGCGTAAGCTTGTCTTTACAAAAACAAACATTATCGCTTCCTTTTGCTGAAGGTCTTGACACAAAGACCAACCCATGGCTCGTGCAGCCAGGTAAAATGCTGTCCTTGGAAAATGCCGTATTTGCTAAGGGCGGTCTACTACAAAAGCGTAATGGCTTTCAAAAGCTATCAGACCTGCCTGATGGGGCTAATGCCACAACCCTCACCACCTTTAATGGCAATCTAACAGCCATTGGCGATCATCTGTATGCCTACAACAGAGAAGGTAATGAGTGGATTGATCGTGGTGTGGTAAAGCCAATACAGCTTTCTGTGCAAACAGCTGTGCGCACTTCCTACACCAATTCCGCCCCCGATGCAGCTGTAATGTCAAATGGATTGTCATGCTCCGTGTTTCTAGACGGGGATGACATCTATAAATACCAAATCAACGACAACACCACAGGACAAGTATTAGTATCAGCTAATGATATTGATAGCGGGACGGCCGCGACCAAGGCCCGCGTCTTCGTGCTAGGCAAATACTTTATCATTACCTACTTAATCACGGTGGCGGCCACCCCCCGGCTCAAATACATTGCCATCCAAGCAGGCAACTTAGACACCCCCTCTTCTCCCATTGAAATTAGTAACCAAGTGTCTAGCCTCACGGCCGGGTATGATGGGTATGTTATCAACAACAACCTTTATCTAGCTTGGGATGGGTCTGATGGCGGAGGAGCCTTTCGTGTCACCCGCGTTAATTCGGCTCTTGTACAATTTGCCACTGTTACGGTAGCTGGGGTTACTGCTACCACCTCTATGTCTGTTACAGCAGACTCTACCAATTCCACTCCGATCATCTATGTCACTGGGTTGGGCCACTTAGAATAGTGCCTGTGCTCGATACAGTGGTTATTTGGATTTCATCCGACCTTACTGCATTGTAGCCATAGGTGTTCGATATTTGGGCAAACAAAGACAAGACATTGTTTTGGGCCGTGCTTATAACATTTACATGAGGCTGCACAGACGAAGACAATACTGGAGAAAAGAGTTGTAAAAGGTTTTGGTTAAAGGCCACTGTGTAAGCATCCGGCGTAGACAACCCAGTGACATAGATGATCGGAGTGGAATTGGTAGAGTCTGCTGTA